AGTAGTCCGAAGCTAGATGCCATTAAGGAGAAGTCCTTAAAACTATAACTTGTCTTAAAATCATTTAAGACAGTGGATACAGAGCTAAGATTATTCAAATATCCTAATCTAATTCAATTATAAACATTGTTTATACGATTAGATAAAGAGATATTAGAATTAACTTGGGAGTAGGTTAAACCACTCACCAAGACCTCTCCTATTACGGTTCTTTTAGCAAATTCGAACACTGGACGGGATGGAGAAATAATAGATTTAGATAAATTAATTTCTAAACCTAATTTCTTCATAACATCCAAGTACCGATGAGCTAAAAGATCATCGAAGATGACAATGTCATCCCCGAGAACTTCGTATCTTTCTTCTCAAGCTCAATTACCTTTTACAAGGTAAGAGCAGTATTGCATCACTCAGTGATGAGTAATAGCAAGACCAGCTCAAGAAGAAAGACAACCCATAGGTTGACCGACCGAATACCGATAATAAATATCCTCTAAAGAAAATTCTTTTTGAGTGACTTTATTAAAGGAAAAGTCTCGGTCAACCATGACTGCTTGCCAACTGAGAGAAATACCATTAAGTCCAAAAAGGGACTCAATAATATTACCAGTAAGCGTAACAGGAAGTCGGTCAGTAGCAGCTGATAAATCAAAGCTATAAGCTTTGTTATATTTAACTGCCTTCTGACTACATCTGGCTACGGAAGCATCTTGATCAAAGGTCCCATCATTCGGAAGAAGACGAAGTACTTGAAACATTGCTAAATGCAATGGCTTCATAATACTTTGAGTAACTGAATCGACTAGAGCAAAAACTCTAATCTTTCCAGCCGGCTCCTTCTTAATCGCGAACTGACCAAAAGGTGTACCCATAGATCTTTTAAAATTAAAAGAATCTTCAGGTAACCTCTCTAAAATTTCTTTTGCATCGTGAATACGATGAAGAAATTGAAGAGTATTCCATTTCTGAGAGATAACATTTAAATAATCTAAAAGATTATAATAAACTTTTTCTCCCATCGGATGAGCAAGTAGGAGATATATATCCCCTAAAACTCCTAATGCTGAATTAACATTAGAAGGACTTGCTTTACCGGAAAAATGGAAAGTGGTCGGAGCGAGATTTTGTTTCAAGGCAATAGTTGAAATGAATTTAGGTCATTTAGTTGTTAAACTAATAGATTCTAATTCAGATCGAAACTCCTCGTCCCCCGAAAAGGGAGCCGTGATAGTTTCTATCTTCAATTTACCTGGTATTTGTAATACCCGATAAATTGAGAATAAACTATGCCAGAACCGAATGATACGATGATTACCTAGTCTCATAAGTTGGCGATCCTGTTTATTAATAATAGCAGGAAAACCATTAATGACTCTAGGCAGAGGAAGATTTGGTTCAATCTCACGAAGAGATTTAACCCGATCATCCCCTAGTTGTTTTTGCAAACAAACGGCACAGGCCTTCATTCATTTAATAGTGAATGTTGACCCGTGATTTTTATTCATTTTAAAAATAAATTGAATAAAATTGTTTGCAACCGTTAGTCTTCCCTGGATACCCTTAATAGAGTCAAAACATAAGATAATAATCTTAGGTAAAAACTTTATTAAGATGGAGAAGGTTTTCTTCTCCATTGGTAGTACCATATTTCTCAGAGTGTATTTAGACTTAAAATTCAATATAAATTGTATTGATTTCATATTTAAATATTCTCCAATTAGGCGCAGTAAGTTCACTTGGATACATTCAGTA